AATGGACGTAGAGGAAGAAGATTTGGACATAGAGGAAATGGAAACCCCCTATGCCAAACCGTTTGGGTCGGTGACCCAGCGCAAAGTCGCCGTCATGGCGTATAACTAGGCCACCCGCACGGGAGAACGTGTGGCCCCTAGAAAGTGAAAATCAATGGCAAGGTATCAAAGACAAGAAGTATTAGACGAGCGCTCCTATTCGGAGCAGATGTTAGCAGAGCAAGCAGCCCAGCAAGAACAAGTGCAAGAGGCTGGCATGTCAGATGAAGAAAAAACCTTCAAGCAGCGCTACGGCGAAATACGCCAGTTCATGGCTGCTAAAGAGAAGCAACATCAAGATGCACTTGCAAAGATGCAAGAGCAACTAGAGGCAGCTACTAGGAAACAAATACGCTTTCCGAAAACTGATGAAGAAATCAATGAGTGGTCAGAAAAATACCCAGAGGTTTCTAAGATCATAGATACCATTGCACAAAAACGTGCCTCTGAAGCGATGGACGGCCTACGGGAAGGTGAGAAACGTCTGAAGAGCCTTGAGACAAAGCTCTCTAAGAAAGACGCGGAAGCCACCTTGCAGAGACTGCACCCCGACTTTGGTAAAATTCGACAAGATCCAAAGTTTCATGATTGGGTAGCAACACAACCCCAGAATATCAAAGACAGTCTGTATAAAAATACAACAGACGCGATGGCAGCGGCCCGAAGCCTTGACCTGTACAAGTCTGACATGGGTATTCGCACAGCCAAAAAGAATGCAACCAAAACCGCCGCACAGGCGGTCACACGCACAACTAATTCTGCTCCACCCACACGGGGCGGTACTAATTTTTCAGAGTCCCAGATTGCAGCAATGAGCGATGCGGAATTTGAAAAACATAAGGAAGCTATCCAAGAGCAACAGCGCAGAGGCGAGATCGTCTACGATCTTTCTGGCGCAGCTAGATAGTTTACTTTTTGCACAAAATGTGCTATAATAATAGGTAATTAAGGCCACCTAATTAAGGTCCACCCTTTTACCTTCCCTTCATCAAAAAATTCAGAAGAAAAGTCTACCGCTTGCACGGCCCCCGTATGGGCTACCCGTGTGATCGAAGCGCCACTTTTACGAACTTCTGGCCCACTTGCCATATAGGAGTCTTTTAAAATGGCATATGCAAAGGCGCTTGCCGCCACATCTTATACGGGTGCTAACTACACCAACCTCAACTCAGGTAACTTCTCCCCAACTATCTTCTCAAAAGCTGTACAACTTGCCTTTCGCAAGAGTTCTACAGTCGAAGATATCGTAAATACTGACTATTGGGGAGAAATTAGTAACTTCGGTGATACGATCAAGGTGATCAAAGAGCCAGATATCACAATCACTGCATACGAACGGGGTACTAAAGTAGATGAGCAGGATATAACCGATACAGAATTTAGTATGGTTATAGACAAAAGTAATTATTTCGCTTTTGGTTTGGACGATCTTGAGTCCAGCCTCTCACATGTAAATTGGCTTGACCTCGCTTCCGACCGCGCAGGTTACAAACTGCGTGACTCTCTTGACCGCGAGGTTATGGGGTACATGTCTGGTTATGCACGTAACGCTGCTGATACTGCGTGGATTGTAAATAGTACTGTTAATGGTACTAAAGCAGACACGTCAGCAGGTTCAGATGAGCTACTTTCTGGAAATAAGCTTTCGATAGTAGACTTCGGCGGGACAAACCTGTCAGGTACAACAGATGCTGATACGCTCGCAACGACATCTATCCCAATCGCAGCGGATGGTGGTACAGGTGCTATCACAAGCCCTCTCGCTATCATGAACCGTATTATGCGTAAGATGGATGAGGCTAACGTCGATAGTGATGGGCGTTGGATGGTAATCGACCCCGTGTTTAAAGAAGTGTTGATGGATTCCTCATCAAAACTCATTAACGCCGATTTCGGTGGTGGTGATGAACTTCGAAATGGTCGTATGCCACAGCAAATTCGCGGCATGACGATCTACGTTTCAAACAACCTACCTTTCTTTGGAACAGGTGGTGGAACAACAGCAGCAGCAGGGTCTCGCGAAAACTTCGGTGTTGTATTGGCAGGTCACTCAAGTTCAGCAGCAATGGCTCAACAGATCAACAAAGTTGAGACTTTCCGCTCACCATCGACCTTCCGTGACATCGTGCGTGGACTCAACCTATACGGTCGTAAAATTCTACGCCCCGAAGCGCTGTTTACGGCTCAGTATAACTTAGCCTAATAAAAAGCTGATTTAGGCAATGGCTATTACTCTCGCAACAGTTGCAAAGAACGCCGCACTAGATGCAATAGTCGATCTAATCGACGTAGGCAGCGGCACTGCGAATATTCAGATATTCGACGCCAGCAACAACGAATTGGGTACATTGCCTTTATCAAACCCTGCATTTGGTTCTGCCAACGCGGGGACAGTTTTAGCCAACCCCGTGACTAGAGATAATTCTATCAACACAGGGTTGGCTTCTACTTTTAAAGTTTTCGACAAGGCGGGGAATGAAGTATTTTCTGGCACTGTCTCAGGGACAGGTGGCGGCGGCGACCTTATCCTTTCCAACATAAACCTAGTCGTAGGAGACAGTGTTAGGGTCTCCTCATTTTCAATGACAATCTGAGGAGAAGCTCATGTCACTTTCCGATAGTTTTGAGACCCACACTCTCAAGTATCTTTTAACCACCGATAGCGTTACTCGCCCAACAAGTTGGTACGTTGCGCTTTGCACAACTGATCCCACAGATTCCGCTCTTGGAACTGAGGTATCAACCAGCGGAACAGCATACGCCCGTCAGTCAGTGACCTTCACGGTTTCTGGCAGCAATGCGTCCAACTCTTCTTCAATCGAATTCCCAG